CTGGTTCACTGGCCTGAGGGCATGGAGCAGTACGTGTGCGTCGGTGATTGTGTGACGGGAAATCTCGGAGCGATGGCGGTGCCTGCGTCCGACCCGCCCGTGATGGAACTGATCGGCAAGTATTGGGACTTGGGCTTCACCGAGGGCAAGACCGGCGTCAATCAGGCCGACGCGGCCAACGAGTTGCTTCACCAAATCCGCCGTGCGCTGGCCCAGCAGCCCGCCGCTGCGGTGCCTAAGGGATGCGGCCATGAGTCGTGCGACTGCCGGAGCTATTGCAAGCGAGCCGCCGCCGAGCGGAAGGGGGAGTCGTGATCCTCCTTGTGTCGTTCGTGCGCTCGCTTCCCCGCAACGGCTGCGAGCGCGTCACCTGCCGCGAGTGGTTCCGAGACTTGGCCGAGCTTCGCGCTTTCGTGCGCGAAGTATCGCCACTCGGAAACCCCATCGCCAATCCGAAGAAAAGCCACAAGACGCGACTGGCCGACTACCAGCGCGCGAAGGGGGTGGGCGATGAGAAGTGACAACATGCCGCGACCGTTTGCGCCTGAGCATGGCGAGGAAGCGGCAAGCCCGTTGCAGCGGGATATTGAGCTTGTGAGCGCAGCGCTTGGCATCGCTTTTGATGACGCCGATCCGGCAGTTGAGGCATGGCAGCGCATCCGCGCCCGCCTCACGCCCGACCGCGAGCGCGTAGCGAGGGCGATCCAAAACGCGCACGGGCCGATGCATCCGGACTTCGCGTTCGCACTAGCCGACGCCGCCATCGCCGCGATGGGGGAGGCGCCATGACCACGCCTGAACTGCCGCCGCTGACTACATACGACCATGAGTGCGTTGACGATTACGGAGACTTCCGGTCGAAGATGGTCGAGGACAATCTCGGGGAGTGGGTTCGCGTCATCGAAGTCGAAGCCCGCGAGCGCATCCTGCGCGACCGCATCGCGGAGCTCGAAACTGTCTGCGCTGGACACTACGCGAACACAGTCGAATCACTACGACTAGCGAACGAAGCTGACGCCCGCGCCGCGGAGCTGGAGGCCGATGCGGAGCGGTATCGCCACCTTCTCGACAACTGCTACGCTCACGCACCGCCTGCCCCGAAAGAGAAGGTGTACCTAGTGAGCACCGTCAATGCCGCTGATTGGCGGACTGCAACAGGAGCCGCTATTGACGCGGCGAGGGGGAAGAAGTGAGCGAGTTCGTCCTCCACCGGGGGCACGTCATCTTGCCAAAGGACGGTAGGCTATCGACGCTGATCCCCCACGCACAGACAGTGCGGCACACCGACGGGCGCGAGTTCGTTATCGTGCCGCACTCTCTCGATGAGACGAAGGTCCTGCACAACCTCGGGATCAAGGTTCCACCCCCGATCCTCTCGCAGTACCAGTGGCCCGGCCCACCACCGTTCGATGCGCAGCGCATCACCGCAGCGCACATTACGCAACACCCCCGCTGCTTTGTGCTGAACGGTATGGGCACGGGCAAGACGCGCGCTGCGCTGTACGCGTTCGACTTTATGCGGCAGACGGGCGCGGTGTCGAAGCTACTCGTTACTGCACCGTTGTCTACGCTTCGTCAGACGTGGCAGCGGGAGCTCACGCTGTACTTCCCGCACCTTACGAGTGCGGTCTTGCACAAGGACGGAAAGAACGCTGACTGGCGGCGCAACGAGCTCGCGCGGGACGTCGACGTCTACATCATCAACCACGACGGCGCAAAGTTGATCGTGGACGACCTGATCAAACGTCGCGATATCGACATGCTTGTACTGGACGAACTGACTGAGTACAAGAACACCCGGTCGGAGATGTGGAAGATCACCAACAAGCTGGCGCAGCGCATGCCACGCGTCGTCGGCATGACAGGGTCCCCGATGGCAAAGGACCCCACCGATGTTTACGGTCAGGTCAAGATCGTTGACGCGTCCCGCGCGGGACGCAGCTTCACGGACTTCCGCGACAAGGTCATGACCAAGCTCACCGCGTTCAAGTGGGTGGCAAAGCAGGACCATGTCGAGACAGTTCACCGGTTCATGCAGCCGTCGGTGCGCTTCGCCCGGTCGGACTGCTTCGACTTGCCGCCGGTCCAGTACGTCCGCCGCGAGGTACCACTGTCGCATCAGCAGGCCAAGCTCTACAAGGCCATGTCGGCAGAGTGCGCCGCCGAGGTTGCTGCGGGTACGATCAAGGCGGTGAACGAGGCAGATCGGATCAACAAGCTGGTCCAGATCTGCACCGGCTTTGCGTACGACACTGAGCATCGTGTCGTCGGCGTGGACTGCGCTGATCGCCTAGCCGCACTGGATGAAGCCATCACCCAGTCGGAGGGCAAGGTCATCATATTTACTCCGTACAAGGCGTCGCTTGCGCTACTGCAGGAACACCTTGACAAGTGTTGGACGACGTCCGTAATCTCTGGGGACGTACCGGCAGGGCAGCGAGAGCGCATCTTCACTGCCTTCCGGCACTCCCCGGACCCGAAGGTTCTGATCGCGCACCCGCAGTGCATGTCACACGGTCTGACCCTGACGGAAGCAAGCACCATCGTGTGGTTCGGCCCTCCGTCCTCGCTCGAAACTTTCGAGCAGGCGAATGCCCGCATCACCCGACCGGGGCAGAAGTTTAGCCAGCTGATCCTAATGCTGGTTTCCTCTCGTGTTGAGTCGGGGATCTACACCCGATACGAGCGCAGGGCCGAACGGCAGGGCCTGCTGCTTGAACTCTTTGCCGGGCAAGAACATTTAGGGATCGAACCATGAGCACCGTGTTGATGACCGCCGAACAGATCAACGAAAAATATATCTCGCTGCGTAACCGCAAGAAGGAAATCGAAGCCCGGCACAAGGCCGAGCTCAAGCCGCTGGTCGATGTGATGGAGCAGCTTGAGGTTCTCACCCTGCAGTTCCTGCAGGCCAACGCCATGAAGTCAATCTCGACCGAAGGCGGCACCTGCTTTATCGTCACGCGTCGCAGCTACAAGATCACGGACCGTGACGACTTCCGCTCGTGGTGTGAAGCCAACGGTCGCACCGACTTCCTCGAAGCACGCCCAGCCAAGTCGGCCATTGACGAGTACCTCGAAGCAGGCAATTCTCTGCCTCCCGGCCTCGACACCTCGGCCGACGTCGCCGTTCAGTTCCGTGCCAAGTAACCCAACCTCTCGGAGTTCACCATGAGCAACATCGTCCAGTTCGCCCAGCAGGGCCTGAATCTCAGCGCCGCCGCGCTCCCGTCCGCTATCCGCCAGTACGGCATCTCTGACGAGATGTCGCAGGGCATCGGCGCCTCGTTCGCCGTCGTGTCGATCAAGGGCAAGACCTTCACGATCAAGCACGGCGGCACCGACCACCCGTTGATGGTGTCGGCCAACGGCGCGCATTTCGCCGCCCCGTTCTTCGATGTCGTCATTGTCGCGGCGTCGCCGAACATGACCAAGACCTACTACAAGGACGGCTACGTGGAGGGCAGCGATGCCTCGCCCGACTGCTGGTCCGAAGATGGTCAGCGTCCCGCTGCGGCACAGCCGGTCTCGCATGACTGCCGCACCTGCCCGATGAACGCGTTTGGCTCGAAGCTCGGCAACGCCGGCCAGAAGCTCAAGGCGTGCACCGACAGTCGCAAGATCATCGTGGTCCCGGCTCACGACATCGCCAACGAGACGTACGGTGGCGCCATGCTGCTGCGCGTGCCGGCCGCGTCGCTCGGCCCGATCGCCGACTACGCCAAGTACCTCAACGGGCAGGGTGTCCCGTTCTTCGCCGTCGTGACTCGCATCCAGTTCGATGCCTCGGCCGCGTACCCGAAGCTGCAGGCGCAGGCCGTCCGCGTGTTGTCCGAGGCCGAGGCGGCTCAGGTGCTCGAGCTCCGCAACAGCGACCGCGTGGCGTCGATCCTGACCGGCAGCGCCACTACCGCGCCCGCCGCGCAGCCAGCCCTCGCAGCCCCGCAGTTCCCCACGCAGGCCGCGGCCGTCGCCCACTACGCTGCGCCCCCGACTCCGGTGGTCCAGCTGGCCCCGCCCCCGGTCGTTGTGGCCCCGCCGGCACCGGTGGCTCCGCCTGTCCCGGTCGCTCCGGCTTTCCCGCCGGAGGGCTGGACGGCTCACCCGCAGGCCCCGGGCTACTACTACAAGGGGCAGGAGGTCCTGACCGAAGCCGACCTGCACGCCCGTATCGCTCCGCCGGCACCGCCTGTTCCGGTCGCCCCGCCGATCCCCGCCGCCCCGCCCGTGCCGCAGTTCGCCGCTCCCGCCCCGGCGGCTGAGGTGGCTCCGGTTGGCGCGGTCCCGCTGGACGCCGGGTTCCTCGGCTCCGTCGACGCTCTGCTGGGCTCGCTCCCGCGCTAAACCCCGTAGAGGGTGGCAACGGGTGGGGGTGCACTGCACCCCCTTGGCGTCTTGGCAGGGGTCTCAATGAATACGCAAGCATTTCTCTCGTTGGTGCTCCCCTCGGTCGGCTACTGGGCGACGGCCCTGTTCATGCCGGACGGCAAGCCGGTGCACCGTTTCTTCAATGCAGGCGACGCTGGTGGTCTCATCGGCTTCGCCAACTGGGGCGTCCAGAAAGGCGCCAACGCGTACTTCGCTGTTGGTGGGTACGTCCCGGGACAGGACGGCGAGCTTCGTCGCACGGCCGCATGCGCCCTGTTCCACCGCGCTCTCCGGCTCGATGTGGACTGTGGGCAGGGCAAGCCCTACCCCACGAAGCGTGACGGCTGGGATGCACTGGTCGCGTTCCTGCAGGCGTCCCGCCTGCCGACCCCCACGGTTGTCGACTCGGGCGGCGGGCTGCACGTCTACTGGCCGTTCGACACGGATATTCCACAAGACAAGTGGCTCCCGTTGGCCGGCGGCCTCAAGCAGGCATGCGAGCGCCACCACTTCGCTGTCGACCCCGTGGTCACGCTGGACGCGGCGCGCATCCTTCGTCTCCCCGGCACCCCGAACATGAAGACCGGCGAGCCACGTCCGGTCCAGATCCTGTACCTCGGGCCGGCGCATGACCCCACCGCCCTCGCGCCGCTCCTGCCGTACACCGGCCCGGCGTTCACCGTCTCGGGTTCACGGTCCAGTGGCTTGAACGACGAACTTGCGGGATCCGGGGGTCCGGCGTACCGCTTGCGAGACGTGCTGGTCGGCTGCCCGGGCATGGGAGCGATGCTACGCGCCGGCGGCGCCGGAACTAGCGAGCCGCTATGGAAGGCCGCGCTTGACCTGATCAACAAGTCCGACGAGGACGGCGACGTCAAACTGCGCGTGGCCCACGCCATCTCGCGGGGTCACCCGACGTACACCCCGGGTGGACTCGAGCAGAAGTGGGCGCAGGTCCAGCAGCAGGACTACCACCCCCCGACCTGCGCCAAAATGGCTGGCCTCGGCATGTCGGCCTGTGCGACGTGCCCGATGCGTACTGCGATCAAGTCGCCCGTGAGCCTGACGCGCGTGGCCGCGGCGGGGCTGAATGTCCAGCCGGCGCCGGCGCCGCCGCAGCCCCCGCAGGTGTCCCCGCCTGCTTCTACTGCGGCGGCGCCGGCCGCGGCAGCTTACCAGCAGCACGGCGTGTTCATGCTGGGCCCGACCGCGGAGATCCGCATCACCGATGGCCTGATCACCGCCAAGCTGGCGATCCAAGGCGGCGTGCCGCATCACCTCCTTCAGACCAAGGTGGACGGCGAGACCAAAGACGTCTGGGTGCCGATGATCCCGTACAAGATCACAGCAGTTGAGCGCCTCCTTGAAGCCGCTGGTCGACAGATGATCGTCAACGTGACCTTCGACGCGTTTACCGACCGCGAGCGTAAGGTCGCCTTCACCAACAGCATCCTCCACGACGGCAAGGCGTTTGCCCAGACGATGGCCGGCGCCGGCCTGTCACTTTCTTCTATCCAGTCGAATCTCCTGCGGGATAAGTTCATGCCCGACTTCCTTACTCAGCTTCAACGCCTCCGTGCCGCCAACACCATCGCGGCGCGCTGTGGCTGGACCGATGACCGGTCCGGCTTTGTCCTCGGGACTCGGCTGTATACCGCCAAGGGCATGGAGCACATCCATGCACTGCGCGACAGCGCGGCCGCGGCGGAAATGGAGGGCTACCACGAGCAGGGTGATATGGCGCAGTCCTTGGCGGCGATCGCGCTGGCGATGGGCGATTCGCCGGAACGGCAGGCCGTCGTTGCGCTGTCGCTGGCGACGCCGCTCATGGAGTTCACCGGTGTCGACGGCGTCATCCTCAATGCGTGGTCGCCGGAGTCCGGCGTCGGCAAATCCACCCTCTGCGACGCGGCACTCGCTGTGTGGGGCGATCCGAACAAGCTGCGCAAGGATTATCGCGACACGGCCAATGCCACATGGAAGCTGGCAAGCACGATCGGCAACCTGCCGATGGTGGTCGACGAGTTCACGAACGTCGACGGCCGCGCGCTGTCCGACTACGTGTACACGGTCACGCAGGGTCGAGAGAAGCACCGCCTCAACAGCAGCGCCCAGCTGAACGCAGGGGCGAACCGCTGGCGTCTGGCGATGATCACGACGGCCAACAACTCGATCCACGACAAGCTGCTGACGTATCGCCCCGATGCGACAGCCGAAGCGGCACGTGTGTTCGAGCTGCGGCTACACCCCCTGAACCTTTCACCGGCGGCGATGTCCGAAGCCAAGATGCGACTGCTGGACCTGCGGTCGAACTTCGGACACCTCGGAGGTAAGCTGATCCAGTTGTACCTCAGCCGCGACGCCGACTACTGGACCCGCACGGTCAACACGCGGATCACGTGGTGGGATGAGAACGTGGCGCTCGGTACCAGCGACCGCTTCCGTTCGGCCTGCGCCGCGCTGATCGAACTGGGTGCGACCATCGGCAAGGCGATGGGGTTGAACTTCGACGTGCCGGCAATCATCGATGCGGTGAAGCAGCAGTGGATTCGCCAGACCGCGGAGTTTGCCGACGTCAAGCGCACGCCAGAGGACTTCGTCGTCAGCTTCATCACCGAGAACCTGTCGGACTTCGCCGTCATCGGCGGCAACTCGGGCAACGACCTGCTCACCCCCAACACCCGTCGGTATATCGGCGAGATCCGGGGCCAGACCATTGGCGGTAAGTTCCAGCGACAGTCCGTCAACATCCCGCTCGACAACTTGCGCGAGTGGATCACCAAGCGCAACGGCAACTTCAAGGCTGTGCAAGAGTGGATGCGCCGTGACGAAGCGGCAGGTGGGATGGTCCAGTTCGTCGGACGTCGGACGTTTATGGCCGGCCAGATGCAGGCCGTCCGCTGCCCGATGGTCACCTTCCGCGCGGGCGTGCTCGGCCAGCTGACGGTGGTCGATGGCGAGAGGGACGTTGACCTACAGGTTGCGAAGATGTAGTTTCGCCGGTGCCAGCGTGACGAGAGGCGCTGACACCCCCGCATCGGCGGATGCGGAAACCCCCGGAGGGCCTAGACCCACCCTCCGGGGGTTCTTTTTTACTCGAGCACCTCGTTGCGGATCGCCTCACGCTGACGGTTCACCACGCCGGCCTCGCGCTCCTCGCGACTGCTGACTGCGCGACTCGCCTGATCCGGGCGGATCTTGAACGCGTCCGGTGCCGTGCGGTTGAAGTCGCGGATGCGGTTACGTGCACGCAGCACATCGTCGACCGTGCCGGACGTCTTCGCCTTCGTGTACGCCCGCAGCACATCCTCGCGCTGGTTGGTGATGTTGGCCGTTGTACTGTATTCGCGCGTGCGCTGGTCGTACAGCTGCGAGACGGTCGTCGGGGTGACGCCGAGTGCGCGGGTGAACGTGTCCCACGTAGACAGGTCTTCAGGTTTCAGCATGCGGTCGCCGTCAGCCTCGGTGACGCCGGTCGTTTCGTACTTGATCGCGTCTAGCAGGCTGCGCACCCCCGCCGGCGAGGCCCGCATGAGTTCGCGCAGGACGTCGTCGCCGTCGCTCTCCCCCTGCAGGTAGTTGATCGACTCGCCGAACGCCGCCGTGCCGTGGCCGAGGCCGCGGGCGATGTTGGAGTAGACCGGGCCCAACGCGTACAGGAACGTCTTGTCCACGCGCTCTTTGGGGTTGTCCTCATCGCGGATCTGAATGAACCGGGTATCGAACAAGTTGGGGATGCCCGCGCGGCTCGACAGGTCCATATTCAACAGCGCCGCCGGCAGTCCGCGCTCCGCGGCCGTGCCCATCACCCCGTCACCAAAGTGCTCCTTGATGAACTCGTGCAGCAGGGTGTCGCTGTCCTTGTACTTGTCCTCCTCGTCGCCGGCGATGCCCGTCGCGACCAGCGCCCACAGCGTGACTTTCGCTGCGAGGGCCATCGGTCCGAGGCCGAGCGCACCGGACATCACCGTGTGCGTGGTGAGGAGGTGCAAGAGTGCTGCGCGGCCCTGCTTCTTTTTGGCCGGGTCTGAACTGAACGCCATGAAGCTGTGCCGCAGGAAGATCGCGTAGATGCCCTGCATGTACATCTTGAATTGCAGCAAAGGACCGGCGAACCGGTACTTGAATACGTTGGGGCGATTCACCATCGAGTAGTTGATCATCGACTCGTTGACGAAGTCTTTGACGAACCGGACCGTTTCGTTCTCCGCATCGAGCGACACAGCCTCACCGTCTAGTGCGATGACAGGCTCCATGCCGAGCTCCGTCGTCGCCGCGCGGTACGCCGCTAGTGCAGTCACCGTGCGGTTCATCGTCTCGACGTGCTGGGCGAAGGCCATACCCATGCGGTTCATCGTGTTGAACTTCTGCTCCCAGCGCCCCGATGCCAGCGTGTCCTGCAATGCGGCAAGGTGCCCGAAGTCGAGTGCGCCCATGTCACGCAGCGTGCGCAGCAGGGCCTTCTCGGTTGGCGTGCGGGCGTAGGTGTTCAGCACCTCATCGAACATCTGCTCGGGGGTGTATCGCGCGTCGCCTTGCCGGTCAACGAACGACCGCAAGTGCTGGATAAACTCCTTGGCTCCATTCGTCGTGGCAGACCACAAGCCGTTCAGCGGCGATCCGCCATTGCCTTTCATCGCGTCCAGCAGCAGCTGGTTGGCGCGTACCAGCCCCAGCGTCTCGTACGTTCCGTCAGCGCGCCGGATAACCTGCGAGCCCAGCAGGGGTGCGGCCACGACCAGCGGCTGCGTGGCGTTGATCGCCACGTAGGCCGGAGAGAATGCCAGCGACATGAGGTTCGAGATCTTCGATAGGAAGTTCTCGATCGCATTGCCCGTGTTGATCGCGCGGCGGTCCTGCGTGAGCTTTTCGTTCTGATAGATCGCGTTGAACACAGTGCGGCGGGTCGACGCCTGTCGCGTGTTGCTGGTGTCGTTCGCCATCTTGTTCATCGCTGACCATGCGCGTTCTGACTTGTCTTTTGTCCGCAGTGTGCCCAGCGTGTACGACGCACCATAGGCCCACTCCGCCATCGCCGTGAGCATGTCGTGGCTCGCGCCGATGATGTTGCGTCGGGGTAGCGCCGAGGCGTTGAGTGTGAACCGGGCGTCGGCTTCGAGCGCCAGAGTCTCCAGCGCCTTGACCACCGATGGCGGCACGCCACCTTCCTTGCCCGAGAGTTCGCGCAGTTGCTTGAGGATGCTAGCCGGGACTTCCTTTTCGTCGTAGAAAGCGTCGGAGACCTTCTTGGCGTTCCACGACGACTCGTCGATACCTTCGAGGTACTCACTGATCGCGGAGTCCGAGACGCCCTCGTCAGCCCACAACTGCCGAACCGTTGCCTTCATATCCGCAACCGACGCCTCCGCAGCGGCGATGCTGTCGAAGAAGAACACGCCCTTGCGCGACACGCGGATGTCGTAGCCGAGGACGTTGTTGTCGTCATCGCGGAACGGCGCCACGCGCACCGTCGACTTCGGATTCTGGGCGCGGGCGCGCTCGGCGACCTTCTCGGCGGCGTCCTTCGTCTTGAACAGGTCCTCCCCATCTCGGATGATGCGATCCGGCAGGGGGACGCGCACAATGTAGTCACCGCGGCGTCGCAGCGGGAACCACGGGCCCCGCTGCTGGTCCGTGGCCTGATTGCGCAGCTGGTCGATCTGGCTCTGGATGGCGCTGGCTGCTTCTTTCTGCCGTGCGGTGAGCTCCTTGCCGCCGACCGTTTGCGACGCGGCAGTGAGCTCCGCCTCAAGCAGCTTGATCTGCTGCTCAAGGATCTCGACGTTTAGTTCCCGCGCAGCATCGCGCAGCCCCATATACACCTTGGCGGTGTTGGGGTCGGCCTCTTTCATCATCTGGTACATCGCCGACAGGCGGGCATGCTGCGCGCGGCGCAGGGGCGTGTCGGTGAGATGCTTGTTCTCCGGCGCATTGAAACCGACGTCAGGGTGGATGTCGAGGAACGTCGCGTCGTGCATGACCAACTGCAGCATCGTCCGCGCCTTGGGCGCTAGCTGTGCTGCGAGCTCGAATGCCTCCTCGAAGCCCTGACGCGCCGCAGCCGAGATCTGTTCGGCTTGGTCGAGCGCATCATTCAACTGCTGCAGGAGCTTACCGAACTCGGCGTCGCCGCCCGACAGGAGGCTCTGCGCGATTTGGGCGCGGGTCATGAGCGCGAACTTCATCTCCTCCCATCGCTTACCGACGGCTGAGTCGCCGGTGACCTTAGCCGCACGGCGCAGCTTGTCGATCGCGGGGCCCTTACCTTGGAAGATGCCGACAAGTCCACGCGTCAGCGAGAAGTCACTGTTGTCGGCGCGCGCAAACGCCGCGTCGAATGCTTCTTTCGCTAGCGCCGCAGCGTCTCCGTTGGCGTCAATCGCTCGGACGTTGGTGGGGTTGAGGCTGGCGTCGGTGTCGGCGTCGCCGGCCATAACGCGCTCCATGCGATCCGCATAAGCATCGGCGTTCATGGTGCCGACCCCGAAGTTGTCCGTGGCACCAGCACGCCAGAGCGCAGCCCGGTGCACCATGCGGCGCATGGTCGCGGCGACCTCGACATTCGGGCGTGGAGCGCCCGTCAGTCGGTCGAACACACGACGCAGTACGGCAGCGACGCGAGCGAAAAACTGCTCGATCGCGCTGGCTGGTTCGCGGTCCGACAGCAGCCAACGCGCGATGTTATCGGCGCTCCACTCGCGATACCCCTTCGCGTAGCTCAGGTTTTCCCAGCCGGGGTCCATTGTCCCGCTTTTCTTTGCGCTTTCGACCAACAGGCGTCGCACTTCGGTCAGACGGTCCAGCGACGCTTTGGAACCATCCACTCCCTCGACGCTGGCAAGCCAGCGCATGTATGCGTCGATGATGCGCTCCTGCTCTGCCTCTGGCAGGTTGGCGAACATCGTCCGCTCGATAACGTGGCCGAACTCGTGCGCAAGCGTCTCGGTGATGTAGACGTCGCCGTCTAGGTACGCCGGGTTCTGCAGTGCGCTACGGGCCTGTTCGCGCATGGCCTCGATGTCGAGGCCGATGAGCATGAACCGTGTACCGTCGGGGCGCGTGACATACGCCGAGGCGATACCCGCTGCGCCTTCGCCGAAGGTGCTGTTCGTATCTCGACGGAACGACGGGAGGTCAACCAGCAGGATCGAGTCCGGCACCCCCGCGGTTTCAGCCATCGCGGTGTCCCGCCCCAGCATGTCGAGCCAGCGGTTAAGTGTCTTCGCTAACTCCACTGGAACTGGCCCGACGACCTTGACGTTTCCGACCTGTGTACCGGCGGTGGCTTGGTCGAACGCACTCGCGGATGGTGCAGGTGCTGGGGCCGCGGGAGCTTCAAGGGAGAACTTCACCGCCGTACCGTACTGCTCGTTCACCCGATCGGCGAACTCATTGGCTTCGTCGAGCGCCACCTGCAGCTGGGCCTCGATGGCCTGCACTCCGGCCTGCTCGGGGTCTACACCCTCACGGCGAAAATTCTCGGCGGTTGCCTGCATGGCATCCGCGTCGTCGCGAGAGATTGTCTTGGCGACCTTGGTCAGGCACGAGGTCAAGCTGCCCATGTGAAAGTCCTACGGCTGGAGGGCTCTAGTCTCGCATGGTTCAATCCCAGACGCCGACGGCCTCCAGCGCCAGCACGGCCAGCAGGCCGAGCTCCATGACCTCGTCATCGTCCGATTGCACCATCTCACGGACCAGCCGGACGTTCTTACGCGGCGTGCCGCCAACTTTGGGGGGTGCGACGACCGTAACCGGGACGTCCAGCAGGCCCTGCGCCGCGGTCTGGGCTGGGCCGAACCCGATACCCTGCAGCGCGATGGCGAGGGGGTCGATCACTGACGGACGACCGTGGTGACGCCCCCGGTGGTGGCGAGGGTCTGGGCGATGCCCGGCGCGGTGCGCTCGGTGGGCGTGACCGTCATGGGCCCGGTTAGCGCATGCAGCGCGGCGAGCTCCTCGATCATCGTGCCGACGTCGCCGTAGAACGTGTCGTGCCCGGCGATGGTCGTCAGCGTGACCGCGGCGCCGACGGTGCTGGTGGCCTGCACGACGTCGCCCGTGGCCCGGCCACCGGCGCTGACCGCCAGCGGGGCCGTGCGGTCAAGCCCGTGGAGTTGGTACAGCTTGCGGAGCAGCAGCGCCTGCGCGGGGGTGACGGCGAAGGTCCCGCCGACGACACCCGTGGCGACCACGGTGTCCCCGGCTTCCGTGACCGCGAGATCTCCGCTGACCCCGGGAGCGGTGACGATGCCGGTGGCGGCGAACGCGTCCGCGCCCTCGGTGACGGCCAGCGTGCCCCGATTGATCGAGACGCCTGACGCCGCGAAGGTGTCGGCGCCCTCGGTGACGGCCAGTGCACCGCGCTCGATCGACACGCCGCCGGCAGTGAAGGTGTCGGCGCCCTCGGTGACGGCCAGCGTGCCCCGCTCAACCGATACGCCGCCGGCGGTGAAGGTGTCGGCGCCCTCGGTGACGGCCAGTGCACCGCGGTTGATCGAGACGCCGGTAGCCGCGAACGTATCACCAGCTTCGGTAACGGCGAGCGCGCCGCGGTTGATCGAGACGCCAGCAGCGGAGAAAGTGTCAGCGCCCTCGGTGACCGCCAGCGTGCCGGTGACGGTAGCCGCACCGCCGGAAACGGTGCCGGTAGCATCGAACGTGTCCGCGCCTTCGGTAACGGCGAGGTCGCCGACCGCGCCCGCAGGCGCGCCGAAGAACTCGGCGCGAAGGGCAACGGCGGAGGCCTCGTTCCCCAACCACTGGACAGACCCGCCGAGCGGGTAGCGAGTGGCGTAGCTCGGGGTCATGCGTGGATGATGTCGCCTTCGCCACGGATCGCGCCCGTGGAGGTCGTCGAGCAGATCACCAGCATCTCAAGGCAGGCGTCGTTTGGAACTTCTGCCAAACGAAGCTGCGCCCAGTCGCGGTCGGTGGCGAGGTTGACCGTGGACATCGGCATCTTGAACTTGTGCCGCCGCGCGGTGAAGCCGACGTTGCCCGCCGTGCCGGTGCTGGCGCTCAGGATGACGCTGTTGATGCCACGGATGAACTTGCCCTGCTGCGCGGCCGGGATGAAAGGCGTCAACGAGATCGAGCGGCCAGTACGCAGCGTGCCGCCGACTGCAATCACGTTGAGGTTGCCCGTCGTGCCGTCGTCGTACGTGACGTTGACCGTGGCGTTCGAGGCCGTCGCTCCGCCGTCGCCGTAAATGTCGAGGAACCACTCGATGTCCGAGTAGTTCGCTGCACCGACGCGCGTCGCAGGCGGGGCCAGCGTCTGCAAGTCAATCGGCAGGTTCGTCGTCTGCGAGGTCGTGACGTTCAGCACCAAACCCGCCTGATGGGCGATTCGGTCGCGCATGAAGAGCGACATGCCCGAGTTGTTGCTGTTCGTGACGCTGATGTAGCCGAAGTACGACGTGACCGGCGAGGTCTGGTTGTTGAACGCAATCGCGCCAGCGAGCGCCTTGGTGCAGACAGCGGGTGCCGTCGGGATGGCGCCCTGACCCGGCTGTCCGGTCGCGCGCCACAGGCTGAAGATCAGCCCAGCCGCCGCGCTGGCGATGCTCGCCTTGTCGACGATGAAAGGCGAGTTGTTGCCAGCCAGCGCGGCGGCAATCTGGTTGACGGCGTTTGCGGCGCTGATCGCCATGACGGCTCCTTACGGCGCGTGCGTGATCGCGGCGCTGTTGATCTGGACCTGCTGGAACGCATTGATCGTCGTCGTGTCGAGCACGATGTCCGTACCGCTGATACCAACGGTCAGGCCGGTGACGATGTCCACGCTGTTCGAGTCGCGGATGCGCGCAACCGCCGCGACGCCGGAGGCGTTGGCCGAGGTATCACTGCGCGGGAATCCGCTGAACGTCAGCACGCCTGCCGCGACGGTGCCGCACGGATCGCCGAGGGTGACCTGCGCGAGGACGCTGGCGAACCCGGCAGTGCCGATCTCGAGCACGCCCGGGTCGGCGCCGGCGTCGATCGCGTCGCGGACAACCGTGAGCCGGGCGTTTTTGACGTTGGTGTTGTAGTTAGCGGCCATGGCCGGCTCCTCAGTCGTTCCAGTGGAAGGTGATTTCGACGCTCTTGATCTGGCCCTTCGCATCGCGGCTGGGGACCATCTGCATGCCCGACGGGCGCCGCGGGGGCGCCGGGGGCTGGAGTTTCGCCACGGCCTCGCGCAGGGCTTCGACCGCCTCGCCGAGACCCTCGCCGACCCGGACCTCGATGACCCGGAGCTCCGGCGCCGCCGGCGCTGCAGGTGCAGCCTCGACGACCTTGACCTCCGCGACCGAAGCCGGCACAGCCTTGGCCTTGAGGCCCAGATCCTTCGCGACGGCGGTGGGGAGGCGAATAGTCATTTCAGCACGCAGGCCATAAGGCGGGTGAGGTTTTCGAGCCGCTTGCGGTACCAGTCGAGGATAACACTCGGTTTGACTTGCGACTCGCCACCATCCACCTCGACGGACATCTCTGCCGCGGCAAGTACCGGCGCGTCTAGCCCTTCAGCTACCGGCGTGGGCGGTTGGGCTGGCGGGGATTCGGGCGCTTCCGGCAGGCGTGATTCGTCCGTAACACCAAAGTCGGTGTACGGCTCCGACTCAAGCTCGCGGATCTGCCGGGCGAGTTCCGCAGCCTCGCGGTCTACGCGCCGGGCTTCTTCCGTCGGGCTGCGTCGCGCACCTTTTTTGGCAGGGCCAGCCCGGTCTCGTCCCGTTTCGGTCGAGCCTTCTGGAACCGACCCCTTCGACGGGCCGCGCCCGCCCGTTTCGGTGGTGGTCGGCTCGGCATCGCTGGCTTCAAGCGCGTCCAACTGAGCAAGCAGTTGGTCGGCCTGCGCCTGAATGCGCTCACGGTCGGACTTCCGCAGGGGGACCTTACTATTGAGGCGGCGTTCCAGTGGGGCCAGCATCTCCATCAGCGTCTTGCGCTGCTGCTCGGGAGTTCCGGCCAGCTCGACCTTGACCTCCCCCGCCTGCTGCACGGCCGGCGCTGCCGCGGGCGGCGTTGCGCGGGGAGCTTCCACGGCCGCGAGCTGCCGCTGGTTGTACTTCTTCGTGGCTTCCTGCGACGTGAGCGTGCGCCGCTCTGCCAGCGCCTCCTCGGGAGTCGTAACCTCTACGGCGGTCGTTTCCGTGTTGACGATGTCAGAGACGGCGTCGACACCTTCGTCCACCCGGTCTTCCGGCACAAGCATTTCAACCGTTGGCGTGCCGGAAGCCTTGTTCCGGCCCTTGACCACGACGGGCGGCTTGTCGCTCTTGGCGACGTCTTCCTTGTTGATCGGGAAGTTCAGGAGCTTCGCGACCTCAGCTTGGTTCTCGCCCCGTGCCGGGTTCTCCTGCAGGCGGCGGGCTTTGCTCTTGTTGGTGGTCAGGAGGATGCCCGCACGCGTCCGCACCTGCCGGACGTTCTTCGGCAGGGTGACGCCCGCAGGCGGCTCGGCGCGCCCGCTGATCCACACCGCGTCCCGACCCGCGTTGGGGTCGAGCATCTCGGCGATCTCCGCCGTGATCTTGCGGTCGGACTCGCGCAGCGTTTCGTTCTTCGGAACGCGGGCCGCGGGGGTCGGACCTCCGCTGGGGCCGAACATCGGTCGCGTTGCCGCCGCGGCATTGAGCCGCTCGTTGACGCCCTCGGCCTCCGCCCGCTCGTCGACGCCCATGACGCCGTCGATGCCCTCGATCGATTCGTCAGCAGCGCGCATGCCACCGGCTGGGCGCGTGCCCTGCCCGCCGTTGGGGAACGCAAGCTCGCCCTGCGTGCCCCGCGGTCCGATGCTCTGCTCGATGATGGCAAGCCGCTGGCGGATACCGTCGGCGACAGGGTCGTTCTCAGCGAAGCCCGCGGCGCGACGCTCGTCCAGCATGCGCTCCAGCTGGTCGCGCTCCTGTGCCAACTGCGCCTGTTCCTCGGCCATACCGCTGAACTGGTCTGGCAGGAGGGCGGGGTTGTTGTACGAGTCCTCGAACCGCTGCGCGAACTGGTCCTCCTGCGCGGACAGGCGGTCGCGAAGCTCCGGCCGGAACGCCTCGAGCAGTCGCCCCGTACGCGGGGGCGGCAGGCGACGTCCGGTGACCTCGACAGCTTCGCCATCGATGATGTCCTCCTCCGCCCCCATACCCCCCTGCTGGCCGCTGGTCCAACTGGTTCCCAGCGGACGGAGCGCCGTGCCGGGAATCCGCGACTGCTGCGGGGTCGGACTGCCGTCGGCGTCGAACAGCGACGTCTGGTTCGGGTCTTCAAACGCACTGGGCGCCGGTGGCGAACCGAACTGACTCTCCAGCTGCTCGCGCCGCATCTGCAGCGACTCCAGCTGCATGCCCATCCACGCCTGCTCCTGCGGGTCCGTGGTGGCCTGCATCCGCTGCTGCATCTGGGGGATGACCCGATACAGCTCCTCCAACTCCGTCATCGCAGCCGCCTCGGCGTCGACGCCCGGGCCGAACGAGGGCGCCGCGCCGAACATGTCCTGCGTCTGGCCGCGCGCCGGCGGAGTCGGGCGGAGGTTCTTGCGATCGAACGCCAACGCCTCCGCGGCGCTGATCTGGCGCGGCGCGGCCGGACCAGCCGGAGCCGCGGTGCCCGGGGGTGCGACCACTCCGTCAAGCGCAGCGTCGAGGCTCGGGTCACCCGTGCGCGACAGCGTCGGCGGGGTGCGGAGGCCGCCAAGGGCGCCCAGCGGGCCACCGCCGGCGACGCCACCGAAGAAGTCAGCCCATGTGCCGTACCGACCGAACTCATATCCGCGACCGGTACCTGCGGAAATGTCGGCCATTGCCTGCGAGATGTCGGTCTCGAAGAACTCCTGCGCGCCTTCACCGGTGCCGCCCACCGCGCCCATGCCGGCAGAGCCGCGGAGTCGCGCAGTCATGCCGGTGGAGCTGCCACGGAGAGCGCGCAGCATGGCGTCGCCAATCTCATCGCCGGCCTTGGCGCCCGCGCCACCGAAGCCGAGACCCCGCATCGCGAACCGCCCAACAGGCGCGGCGATCAAGCCCGTGGCGCCACCAATGACCGCGCCAGTGCGGGCGGCAGAGGTGCGGCCGCGACGAACAAGCTCTGACACAGCGTCGGTGTGGTTGTTGCCCGCGCGACGCAGCGACATGTATTCCGCATTACCGGCGAGGTCTTCCGGTGCGGCCTGCGACAGAGCCTGTTGTAGGCGCTGGGCCGCCTCGTCACCCTGCGACGCAGAGGCCATACCGCCGGCGACCGTGACAGCCGCTGCGGCGCCAGCCACCGGAGACGCGAGCGATCCGATGGCACCCGCAGCCAGTACGGGGACGCCAGTTTCGATGGCCTGAATGCCCGCCTGCCCGAAGCCGACCAGTGACTCGTTTGGCGCCATCGTACGACCAACCCGCTCGTACATCGTGAGGTTCTCACGGCGCCACGCATCAGCCCCCTCGTACAGCTTCGGGATATCCGCCCCGAATACGGCACCGACGCCACGCGGGACGCTCGCAACTGCCTCCAACATGCCGCGGCCGATCGAGCCGAGGCGGTTGTCCACCTCTGCGTTGTTGTACAGGTCCTGCCACCGGGCCTTGACGTCGGCCAGCGAGCGGGCTTCGAGGCCCGGTGCCAGCTGCATCTGCGGCAGGTCGTCGAGCTCGGCGAACATCTTGACGACAGCGGGGTCGTCTGCGTCGAACTCCTCCGTCCCGACGACGTACTTGCCAGTGCGGGGGTTGAACCCGATCTGCGCTGTCACCGGCGCACGGCCGGGACGCTGCGCCATCAGCCCAGAGACCGCACGGTAACGGTCCTCCATCGCGCCGAGCACGCGGGCCTGACCCGCTTGCGACACGGCGTTGTACGCGTCCCAGTCACCCTGCGGCTGCGGGGCGACGCGGGGTCCAAATCCAAGCGGACGACGTGCCATTACGGGGCTCCGGTGGTGAAGCGGCTAGGCATCGTGGGAAGGCCCGCGGCTGGAGCAGCGGGGGTCGAAGCCGTCGGACCAAGCGCCGAGAGCGCAGCCCGCAACCGGGCGGCGCTCTCCTGCTTCCGAAGATCTAGCTCTGCGGTAGCAATCTCCGCCTTAACACGATCCAGCTCCTGTGCGGCACGGGCAGCTGCCTGACGGTCCGCGGCCGACAGTCGTTCGCTGGGGTCGTATGCCGGGGCGTTGAACATGCCGCCGACCGGCGGCGCCGGGGTCCACCGGGGGGTCGTGGCCTCGGCAGCGGCCTGCACAACCTCCTGCAACTGTCGCTGCCGCTGCCGAAGTTCGGCCAGCTGCTGCGCGGCGGGGAGTGCGGCGACCTGCGGACCAATCGGGGGAGTGGTCGGAGCCGCCGGGGCGGGCGTGTTCCCAGCCGGTGCCCGCGCGGCCGCCGGGGCGTTCTGCCCCAGAAGCTGCGTCGCCTGCCGCCCAGTCATCCCGTCGAACAGCTCCGGCTGGCGGGTGCGCCAGTTCTGCAGTACTCCGGCCAGTGTGCCGGCGTCCTTCAGGTACTCGTTCGCCCGGAGCTCGCGCGGGGTGAACGCTTCCGTGGTCGACATGCTGGGGTTTTCCTGAAGATCACGGAAGATCTCTGCGGCACGCTGGCCACCGAAGTGGTGCCCCATGTACAGCGTGACGGGGTTGACCGGCACGTCGTTCCGGCGCAAGACCTCGATGTTGTCCTTCGCATACGCGCGGATCATGTTGCCCATGAACTCGGGGTTCGTGGTGCGCAACTGCAGGATCTGTGCGTCATCCAGCTCCGCCGTGGCCTCGGGGAAGTACTTGCGGGCGATCGACAGCATGGTGCTGTCGGTGAACTGGCCTCGGCCGATTGCCGAACTCGTACCGGCCGCGCCGGTACCTTCGAGCTTATCGACCGTCGCCGCGAACTGCTCGACAGCGGCCTCGTCGTCCATCGTCGCCCCCGCCGCATCAAGCAGCATGCCCGCCGCGGCCGGCGCCACGCCGGGGCGACCAAGCTGCGAGTGCGCGAACTGCATGAGCTGGGCGATGCGCGCGTTGCGGTCTTCGGCGGAGATACGGTACTGGCCCTGATCGAACGCCAGCCGTTCAGCGAGTGCAAACTCCTGCACTGCGCCGGAGACCGTCGAGGACACATCTACCGGCTGGCCGTTGCCTGCATCGAGGAAGGTCCAGTTCTGGTTGACACCGGTGACCGTCCCATCCGCGTTCGGCTCTGCCGGCGGACGAGCCGTGACCAGCTGCCCATTGACCTCCAGCAGTAGCGAGCCGTCATCGCGCGCAGAGATTGTCTCGATACCCGCGCTGCGCGTGCTTTCCAGTGCCGACGACAGTCGCCCCGCCGCGGTCGGGTTGGCACCAGACTCGGTGAGGATCTTGATCACGCCGTCTTCGATGCGGGTCGTCAGGTCCTGCTCGCGAGCCGTGCGGGCCTCATCCTGCTGGGTGAGCGTTGTCAGCAGGTTCTTGAGGGTATTGCTGCCGTCTGCGATGCCCCCGAGCTGCTGGAAAAACTGATCCTCAGAGAGGATCAGCGGCTGGCCACCCTCACCTTTCGGGACCATCGCGATAGCTGTCGCACCATCCTCGCTGTTGGCCCGGTCAATCTGGAACTCGAACGGCAGATCGATCTGCTCAATGAACCCGTTGACGACGCCGATCGCGCCACCGATGTTGCCGCTCTGGTACTGCCGGATGGCGCCGTTGAAGACGTTTTGTGCGAACGCGTCCATCTGCGTGCGCTGCGCGGTGTCGGCCGCCTGTGCGCCAGCCACGTCACCAACGCGCAAGAGGTTCTCCCGCTTCCGCGCCATCGCTGGCGCAAAGTTGGTGACTCCGTTGTAATTGGTGACCTGCCCCGCCTCGTCGATGGCGTCCAGCCCCTCACGGACCTTAACGCTGCCGGGGACGTCGCCCATACGGGTCGTACGGTTTCGCATGATCTGCCACGCGTCGACCATGCGACCGTCCGCAGCGGCGTCGGCAATCTGGCGATCATCGCGGCGGTTCAGTACATCGAGCGGCCGCGTCCGCAAGCCCTCGGCCACCGCCTCGGTGTCGCGGAACCGCGCAAAGCCGCGGCCCTGCGCGTCACGGATCGCCTGCTCGTACTGCTCGGGGGTCAGTTCCCCCTCCAGCAGTTGGCGCTCCGCGTCGGCTGTGCGCTTGCGCAGGCCACGGGCAGCGAGGGTCTCGCCGATCTCGTTCCCGCCGCGGAAGCCGCGCGAAACCGAATCCATCCAATCTGCCATGTCAGGCTCCCGGGCGGTGGTACTTCGCCACCATTTTGTCCAGTTTCTCGATCCCGACGGCGCGCACGACGTCCTCGGGGATAACGTACTCACCTTCCGCCAGCAGCGCCGGCACCGTGTCTCGAGCCTGCCGCTTCGGGATCGCTCCCTGCATGCGGCCGCCTTCCGCCATCGCGATCGGTCGCAGGATCTGCTGGACCTCGACGTCGTACTGCGGGTTGCCCATGCGGGCTCGACCCACCTCGAAGCGATCCATGCCGGCCTCGAAGCGGTCCACGCCGTCGCGGAACCGGTCGCGCAGGGACGGCTTGCCCTTGGGACCCATCGGGGTGCGCAAACCCTCGGCCGCGCGGCCGATATCCCGCGAGACGGTGCGACCGATGCCGCGCATCGGTGCCCCGGTGTCCATCGACATGCGCTCGAGCTCGGGTAGGGCGAAGGGGTCGACTTCTCCGCCGTCAGCGTACCCACGAACTTCACCGCCCTCGGCGAACATACCGACCGCACCGGCAGCGAGGCCGAGCATGTTGCCCATGCCCTGCTGCTGCGCGTTGTAGCGCGACATCGCGTTGGAAAAGCCCTGTGTCAACGTGGCGCCGGCGTTGTTGTACATGTTGCCGGCCATACCCATGCTGCCCTGCCCCATCTGGGCCCACTGGGTTGGCGATCCGGTGAGCGCGCCCATCTGGCCAAGCGCGCCGCTGCGGAGGTTGGCTGCACCGGACGACAAGCCCGCGGCCGTGCCGATGCCACTCATCATGGAGCCTCCAGCCTGTCCGGCCGCGCCTGACGCGTTGGCGCCGGCGCCAGACGAGACGCCAATAGCCTGAGTGGCCTGAGCCGGCAGGCCCATGCCGAGGTTGATGGCGTCGGCGCGGAGCGCGCGGCCCTTGTCCTCGACGCCGCGGCGGGCGTTGTTGGCCTGCAGTGCGCCCGCGGCGGCCGTCTGGGCACCCATCATGCTGGCGATCGATGCCGACCGGAACTGGGAGGGGTCGAGGCCCATCGAGCTCAGTCGAGCATCGGCGTTGACCCGCTGCGCTTCCGCCATGCGCTGGACGTCGGCAACCGCTCGGCCGGCCTCCATCTCGCGCCGGCCCTCGGTGTTGAAACTCTCGGCCTCGGCGATGAACCGGTCCTGCAGGGGTACGAACGTCGACTCCCAGCGGGCCCGGTCGCGCGTCGCGAAGTCACGCGCCTGATCCATAAGGCCGATCTGTGCGTCGGCAACGCGCCCAGAGATCGCGTTCGCGCGCTCGCCAGCCTCAAGGGCCCGGGTCTGCAGCCCGAGCATCTGGGCGGCTTGCTCACGGGCGAAGCCAAGCTCCTCCAGCGACTGCGTGCGGAAGAAATCGAACTGTTCACGCGAGATGCCCAACTGCTCGCGGGCGAGTTCCATCGACTGACGGCCGAGCTCGATCTGCGCGTTGGAGATCGGGGTGAGGTCAGGTGGGCGGGGCGGGCTTCGCATGTTGGTACCTACCGTGCACGATGTCGTAGTGGATGAACCCCTCGGGGTCCAGTCCGATCGGGACGCCGCCCAACCGCACCACAAGCCTAGCAGATGGCAGGTTCCGGGGGTGGACGACGGCCGTCAAGGTCTGGTACCGCGCAAGGGCTGCCTGAATGGCCCGGAACGCCTGTCGGGGTGCCAGTCGGTCCCCCGGCGGGAAGGCCACGTTGAGGTAGACCTTGCCCCACGGGCGGACCGTGAGCGACACCGCCCCCTGCCCGCAGGGCACCACCTCGGTATCCGAGCAGGTCAGGAGCCCGTCGACGTCCTGCGGGTACGGAAAGTCGAGCCGCTTTGCGGTATCGCGTAGCAACTCGACCAACTGGGCGCGGGGGCTGTTCATGCGATGAAACCAAACGCCCGTGTACCGCCGCCTTCTCCGCCGCCGCTCGACCCTAGATCGAAAGTGACGCCGCTGGCAGGGGCTTCCACGTCCTTCGCTTGGCTGCTCTCCCATAGCGTGTCGTCGGTAAACCCGGCGACAGCCACGACGGTATACGGCCCCGGGCGGAGCCCCGGCACCGTCCATGTGCCATCCACAGAGAAAACCTCGGCAACGGGGTGCATATAGCCTCGGGCGTAGACGATGATCCGCCCCGGGGACAGCGCACCCAGCGTTCGGAGGGTTCCGCTGATACCGGCGGTGCCTCCTGATCCAACAGGTCGATTGGCACCGACCGCCCGGATAGTTTGCGCCTTGACCTCCGACGGCATGATCTGGTTGCGGAACGCGATCAGCTGGTTCGGGATGACCCGCGCGGTTCGATGAGCAAGCAGCCGAATCGCCTGAATCGTGGGGGTGGGGGGGTTGGTGGCCTCTCCGACGAGGGGTGCATCCGCTGTGTCCGAGATCGAAAACTCATCGAGGAAAATGCCCGGATGCGACAGGGTTTGGCTAACAACCGTGTTTCGCCCACGCCCAATGCGGAACGTACGACCGCCACCGAGGTTGGCGGGTCGAGCTACGCTACCTCGCGACACGCCGTTGATAAATAGTTCGATGGTCGTTACGCCGACAACCAACGTGAACTGAAACCACGTATTGATCGCGACGACGCCACTGGCGGTGGTGAAGTCGGTGGGTGTACCCGCCGGGTCGGTACTACGAAACGTCAACGCGCCCGTGGTAGTCGTGAACAAGTCGAAAGACGATGTATTCTCGGCCGGACTAGACGACGATTGCAGTATGGCGTAGTTAAAGGTGAAGTCTGGAAACCGCACCCACCCCGAGTACGTAGTCTCCGTGTACCGCGTCGGATCGGCAAAGCTACCGGAGCCTTCGTATCCGATATACGACCCGTTCTCCAAAAATCCCGAGACCCCGCCAAACACACTCTGCGCGGCGGACAGTGACATCGGTCCCGTCGTTGGGACAAGCGCACCGAGCGCATCCGCGACAAGTGCCCCCGCGGTGCCGTTGAACGGGATTCGGAAGACGATGGCCATTACCAGCTGTTGGTCATGTCGAAGAACACAGCGCCACGGCTAGCAATCGCGCTAGCGGCAGGTCCATTGAACCCGACGCGGCGAAGGTTGGTGCCCGCGGGTAGGTCCCCAACGTTACTCACAGGGCTGTAGTTCGGGATGTTTGCGACGGAGCAAAGCGGGGCATACACACCGGGCATTTCACCTCGCAGGATGCCGTTGAACTGCTGCTCGAGTACATACGCACGTGACAGGGGGAGCGAGTTCGCTCCGCCGAGCGGGTACTGTGCCGCATCACTTAGGAGTCCAAAACTCTGGCCGTTGTATCCGGGGACGACTGACGTGACACCGACAGGGGCCAGTGCCGCCGTGAAAGGGCGGGCGAGGTACCCGAACCAATTTGCACTAGCCGTGGCCGAGAACAACGTAGTGCCCGGACTGCTGACGAAGTTGCGCGACTGAGCGGTGCTGGTAGCAACCGCCGTGGTGCTGGTATTAACTCCGGACGGGATGCAGAACGTACCAGTGTCTCCGGCCCGGTACGGATTGATGTCGCCAAAAAAATACGTGTAACAGTCACTCGAGGGCTCACTGACAGAGATCTCGATGAACAGGTAGAAGCACCGTGCGTTACCGAAGATGGCCCACCCACGCGCGGCCGCGGACGCAGCATTCGACTTGCCGATTAGAGTATCCGCCGCCTGCTGCACAGCCGTTGGGAACATGCCCGTCCCCGTATTGACGTCAGTCATGCCCTCGTATCCGCGCACCGCAGTGACCTGCGCCGCAGCGTCCGCCACACGGACGTAACTTCCGCTCCCAAAGGTCGGGTTGTTTCGGTACGCCGCAAGGTTGGTACCCGAGAACGGCTTGGTCCAGCCAAGCGGAGTGCGCGACCCGTACCCATTGACCAGTACGGCGTCGAGAACGGCGATGAGGCTGCCGGCGGTACCGCTGAGTACCGGCGCGCCGACATCGGATGAAAAGTATTCCCGTGGTGCGAGTGACATTACGCCCTCCGAAGTTCCAAGGCCACCATGAGCTTGGTGGCCAGAGTGTTTGATTCAACGACGAAACGGAGCACGTCTCCCGCTTCGATGATGGTGCTCCAGCCCGTAAGCGTACCGTCTTCGTATGCCGATGCTGCTGACAGCGTCGGTTTAGCCGCGCCGCAGATCGAACCGCCGGCTACCGGAGGAAACGCCGCCAACGTCGACCTACGCACATCGACAGCCGTCGTGGTGGCTGTATCCGCCAACAGGGTGACGCGAATTACCTGCGCTCGATACGGCACGCGCACATCACAGAATGACAGGGGCACGAGCGTAGCGTTCGATCCATCGAACGTCGCACCGGCCACACCGCTGCGCAGGTATTGTGGGTGCGGGTCGACCGCAGCCTCGTGTTGCTCGATCTGCTGGTCGGTGTACTCCGCAGCAGCAGCGTCGGTAATGTACTGCGGGTGCGGATCAGCTTCGGCCTCATGCGCGGCGATCTGTGCAGCCACATAGTCGACAGCGTCCTGCTGGTCAGGGAAGTCTCCGACGATTTCCCCCCACCGCGTAGGTGGCGACGAGTTACCACCAGCGCCAGCGGCTGTACCGCCGGTGGGGGTGCTCTTTACGACGCCGATCCGTTGCAACTCGCCGAGCCGTACTGCGCGCTGATCCGGTGAGCCGACGGCGCCTTGGAGTTCATCGACGATCTCCACGAGCGTACGGACGACGGTCAGGACCGTGTCGTCGTTGAGTCGTGGGATGCCGACGCGGCGGGGCGTCACGGGGTCTGCTCCAGCCCAATGGCGGTGGTGGCGATGGTAGCCGAATAGATCGGAGTCTTTCCGATCAGTTCGATCTCCCAGAGCGGACCCTTCCGGCCCGACGGCAGGCGATACGGCGCCTCAGAGGTAACAACGCCTTCCCAGAGCAGGACGCGGTCGCAGAACACACGAGTTCGCACCGCCGTCGCGATGGCTGCGCCCTGTCCCGGCACGCCGGGGCCGTTGAACGGGAACCCATGTGGGCCGCGCTGGCCGGGGACAGTGCTCACCGTCTTGCGCCCGTTGAACGTCAGGGCGTTGAACTGGTGTCCAAGGACGTCTACGAGCGGGGGGGTCACGGTGCCCCAGCCGGCAACCACCGGGGCGAACTCACCTCGAAGCTGAAGGACAGCGAAGTTCACCGGCTTCGGGACCAGAAACGGCTTCGACTTCCACCGGTAGACCAGCCGCTCGGCGCGGTCGCTGTCCCACTCGATAACACGGTTCCCGACCGCGATGATGGTTTGGCCAGTCGTCCGGTCGAGGTCCACGGCGCTGACGCCCGTGCTCTCGATCTGCGTGAAACCGGTCGACGGGTCATCGAATCCGATCGAGAATCCGAAGCGCGAGTTGAAGAACGCAAGGTATCGGTCTTGGTAGACCGAGGCTCGAATGCCACGTGGCGAGAACCGATTGAGCCACTCATCCTTGGTGACGTAGGGCTGCGAGATGATGCTGTAGCCGGCGCTGCTGATCGACACCAGCCCGTCGTAGCTGGGGTAGAGGACCGCGCCCGAGGTATTGACCAGTCCGGTCGGCGAGATGCAGGGCAGCACCTTGTCGTACTTCGTTAGCGTCATGACCTCCGGTACCGAGCCCGTGGCCGCGTACGGCTCACCCTTGGTCGCCACAACGATGACGTTACCGAACGTCCCGAGCGCGACGATGTCGTCCTCGACGGCAAGCTTGTACGCCTCTGGCCATGCATGCGGCTGGTACGGCACCGACAGCCACAGCTCGCGGCCGCGAAAGCCAGCGAGAAAACCCCCAGCGATGCCGATCAAACCCGTCAGGTCATCCGGCGGCGGCGTCCAGTCGAACGAGTTGTACACCGGCGCTGTTGCGGCATCGAGGTCGGAAAGCGCGTCGGTGTAGGACGTCGGGATCGCATCGACCTCGAACTCTGCGACCTGCCGGTAGTCGACGCCGGTTTCCGACGTGACAGTGCGGTACAGCCGCAGCTTGGTGACGTTGGTATACCGCGCAGCGTACGTCAGAGACTCGAGTCCGTTGACCTCCCACACCGCATCGATTTTTCCGGTGCCGCGGAACACCTCGGAGACCGGCCCGATCTCTCCGAAGTCGGACACCAGCGCCGCAATGTAGACGCGGTCTACCGTGATTTCTTCGACGCCGCCCGTCGCCACCACGGTCACTCCGGCGAAGTTTGGAGCCGGTACGCCGAGGGGGTAGGCCGCAGCCCCGCCCTCAATACGGGTCATCGTGTTGACCTTGGCACCGTCGGATCCTGCCCAGTACAGACGCCCCAGCGTCTCGTTGATCAAGGGCGCCTTAACGACCCACGTCGTCTCAGGGAACGCCAGCACGCGCAGCGATCCCTCGAAGTCGTACCGGAAGACCGTACGGGGGTTCTGGATCGACGTCGTTGCGATCACCCGCCCGCGGTTCCACGCACGCAACTCCCCGGAGAACAACTTGGTGTTGTCCGAGATCTGCGCGTTGGTGTCCGGCAGATTTTTGGTGCCCAGTCGAGGCACCACACCGCCGAAGTTGGTTACGCGGATGACGGCCACAGGAACTCCTTACGGTAATCCGCCGTCGGGGTATCGGACAGCAGTCAGGTTTGCGGTATACGTCGCTGAGGCTACTGTGGCACCACCAACAGGGCGAATCGACACGCTCATGGCTACCCCCGTAACCGTAATTTCCCCTGTCCCAGTATTACGGAGTAGTGCTTGGACTGAACGGTTAACGCCGAGGTTCCCCCAAACTCCGAACGCAGGGAACGCACTGAACTCGACGCGCGGATCGTCAACGACAACGTCGAACCGCACTTCGTAGTTCGAGGCAACCAGCGACCTCCCCCACTCGTTGACGGGTTCAATAACCACCGCCGGGGCCGAGTTGTCGGCCTCAAAAATACGCAGTATGCCGCTGGAATCGAGGGCTACGGTCACGCCCGCCTCCGCGGCGGGGAACCCAAACGATACACCGGACGCCGAATATGCGCCGCCGGTTAAGCGGACTGCCGCCGCCGTTTCGGTGACCCGCAGGGTGTAGGTGAACGTCGCCGATGCCTGCAGGGTTTCGGTAGCGACGTCTCGGATCTCGACCAGAAGCTGCGTGCTCTGGGAGCCTGCGAACGCCGAGGTGAAGCTGTCCGACCACGTACGGTCGGTGCTCAGCGGGTGCCACGTACCCAACGCCGGACCGTCGAACGTAGCGTCGCCAATGGCGGTGACGCGCACCTCGTAGTCGGCTGCAGTAACGCCGATGCCCCACTCCGCCGCCGACACGAACCCATCCGATGTGGACAGTCGCAGATCGGAACCCAGCGTCAACGAGGCCGACACCGTACGCGACGTGCCGGGGACAGTCTCCCCCGTCGCCGCAACTGTGCGGTTCAGTAGTGTGATGACGCCGGCCTCGCTCGGCGGATCGTTCGCGGTGATCGAGTCGGTGTGGTAGGCCACACGCCCGTCGACATCAACGCACTTGAACGTGAACGTGTAGGTGGGCACCTTACGCCTCCGCCAAGTCGCCGCTGATTAGCCACGCCGTCTGCGAGAGGGCCGTAGCCGACACGACGCTGTTCTGGGCGCGCGGCCGCGCAGCGAACCCACTGGGGATGAGCAGTGTGACGCCGGGGCCCGCCGTGATGGTCGGTGCGCCGACCCCCCTCTGCGTTAGCGAGAAGAAGTTACCCTGCTGCCACGCAGTGTTGCCGGCGCCCGAGATGATGCGCAGGTTGGCCGCGCTGCCGCTGTTGTAGACCAGCAGGAAACTGGCTACACCGCCGTTACCGCTCGCGAGGTCCCGGCCTGCGGTGAGCTCGAGCACCGGCAGGGCGTACTGGAGGCGGTACGCGATGACCGTACCCGAGCCGTTTCGGCTGTTGGGGAACAGGTACAGTGGGGCGTCGGGGTTGGTCGAATCGACCAACATGCCGCCGTCGGTGAGGCCGCGGATGTTCCAGTAGTCCGGCGTTGCGTCGCCTTCCGGTGAGGCCAGAAACTCGATCGGACCAGTCATGATGCCGCCGGTGCGGCGCAGGAACGCATCCGTGTCGAAGCTCTGCAGGTCGCGGAACACCTGCGCGTTCGGGCGCATCTCGATGATCGTGTCTGCCTCCCACGCCCGGGAGATCGTCGAATCGACGCCACGCTCCACCGTCAGGGAGTCACCATCGCGCTCAGTCACGCGACAGATTTCGTTCTCACCAGACACAGAGTCGACGAGCGTTATGTAGAACCAATCGTCCGCGCCGATCGTCGGAAAACCTGCGCCGTGCCCGGGCGTCAGTTCGAGGATGGTGTCGATCGGGCCGACAGAGATCGCCAGCGTGCCGACGACGTTGTTGGCGAACAAAACGGGCATGGGTCAGGCTCCGAAACGTGGGCCGCGCATGACGCTGCGGTTGGGTTGGTTTGCGTCGCGGAGCTTCGCCCGAATGCCTTGTGTGGCGTTGGCGTAGCGACGACTCCAAAGCATCGCGCCTTCGGGGTCATACCACGGTTTGTTGGCCAGCGACTTGAGGCTCGCAACGACTCCGTCCGCGATGATCTCGCGGTAGTCGACAAACAGGAACTCCGGCAGTACGGGGTTGGCCGGAAACATCGTCAGGGCGCACACGACGTCCACTGTCACCGTATATGCCGCATCGGGCGTCGGGTACAGGTGCAGCACACGAGCCGAGGGCGAATACCACGAGTTCGGCTTGGCGTTGCTCGGGCGGGCGCCGTACGGGGCCCGGGCTTCTTCCGGGCGCGGCGGAATCGCTCGTCCGTCGAGCACCACCGATATGATCGAGTACGGATCGCACACCTCTGGCGTCGCTTCCTCGCCGGCGGGTGCCTCCGCGGCGTCGTAGGGCGCGATGACGTAGTCGTTAACGCCCGCTGCGGTCGTGATCTCCACGCGCATCCGCCACAGTGTGGTCCGCCGGGTGAACTCGCGGGTGACGCGCCGGATGTGGTAGTCGACGAGCGGAAGCTCGACGGCCGGCACGTACGGCAGGATCAGGTCGTAGAGCTCGCGGAACTGACGGACAGCCACGTTACGTCCCCTGCAGGAGGTTGGTGTTGAGTCGACCCATCATGGTCATCGCACGACCGTCCACTGCGAACTCGTCATCGCGCAGCTCAGCGCGCCCTGCGACGTAGTAGGCAAGGCCCTCGAACACCGAGTCTGGCGTTGGTAGGGCATTGGCCAGCGTTGCTTCCGTTACGGCAGTTAGCGGGGTGGTGTACTGCCCAATGAAAAAGTCCGGGCGCACGCGACGGATCGCGACGATCCCCTCGTTGAGGTAGTCGATGAGATCCGCAGTCGGGTACCGCACCGCGGCTTCGTCCTGCAGGATCTCACGAGCGCGATCGATCGCGCGCTGCCCGGTGAACGGCATGGCTTACGCCTCCAGCTGGTCGTCCGGCCGCGTCGGCGCCGGAGGCGGGGGCAGCGGCGCGCTCGGGGCAACGACCGCAGCGGAGACGTCGATCGGCTGCGCGCGGCGCGCGGCCATCGCCTCGATCTTGTTCTGGTGCTCGTACTCGTCCTTGGTTGCGGGCGCCCACTCGCGGTCGTGGTCGTCCTCGTAGCCCTCGGCTGCGCCACACATGGCACCGTAGACCACACCATTGGAAAGGGACCGATAGAACTTGTGCTTCGCAGCCATTGTAGATCTCCAGAAGGAAGAAACCCCCGGCAGGCGCTCGGGGGTTTCAGGTTACACCAGAATCGGCAGGGCGTTACGCCTTGACGATGATGGCCTCCGCCATCGCCTCGGGGTAGATCACCTCGCGGCCGTAGACCAGCAGGCCGCGCATGCGGTCGCCGAACGTCGACTCCGCCCGGATCTTCTCGGTCTTCGTCAGCTGCGTGGCGAACGTCATGGCCTTGGGGTGGATCGCGTAGATCGCCTTGTTGGCCGGGGCGGCCGGGCTCGGCAGCAGGTTCGACACGTAGAGCTCGAAGCGGTCGATGGTGCCGAGACGGCCGTTACGGACGATCGATGTGGCGTCGCCGGCGAGCGAGGCATCCTTGAGCTCCGACTTCTTGATCATGCCCGCGAACCACGCCGGGACGACCAGCTTGCGGCCGGTTTCGGGGATGTTCTGCTCGTCCAGCACGGTGCCCAGATCGACGATCAGGTCGATCGGATTGACCTCGCCGGCGCCGAAGCCGATCTGCAGCGGGGCGACGCCAGTACCGAGGTTGATGTTGGCCGAGATTCGGCCAGCCGTCAGACCGCGGTTGGCCGCGAGGGCCTTGCCGAGCAGGAACGCGAGGATGTTGGTGTCGACCGTGATCTTCAGGCGCTCGGAAGCGTCCTCAGCCCACGGACCCATCATGTTCATGAACTGCTGGGCGTCCTGCACGTCGTCCAGATCGAAGGCCCAGTAGTGGCCCTGATCGATCAGGAGTTCGGTGGTCTCGGTGTCCGGGCGCTCGTACGTCAGCTGGTCGCCGATCCGGTAGTTGCGGATCTGGATGGCGGGGACACGGTTCATGATGACCTTGTCGCCCATGTTGCGGATCTCGCCCTCGTAATCCGTGTTCGAGATCATCGGGGCGATCGAGGCATCGTAGAAACGCTCGAGCAGCTTCTTCGACCAGAGGGTCGGGATCAGCTTGCCAGAGGTGTCGATGACCGGCGGGGTCAAGCCGGGGGTAAGCGGGTAAACGGCCATGTCGGGCTCCTATTTAGACCAGCAGCCGGCCTTCGGCTGCGGCGAGGTGGATTTCGGCTTCACGCTGCTTGAAGTGAACAGCGTCGATCTTCCCCTTCGTGTAGTCGTCGTACAGCTTGTCGACGTCCTTGAGCGTAAAGGTCTTGCCGCGGGTCGCGCCCGGGGCGTTAACGTTCTGGCTCGGAGTCGCCGCTGCGGACGGCGTCACGATGGTTTTGGGGTCGATCCGAGGTTCGCCGCTTTTGGCCCCACCAGAGGCCGTGCCCGACTTCCCGGTATCGTTCTTGTACGCCGTAAAGATCGCTGCGACCTGACGGACGTTCAAGTTTTTGTGCGCACGCTGGAGAAGTTCGTCACGGCGCACACCCGACATCGCATCATGCCCAGAGAGCCATGTCAACCATTCCTGCGACTCGTTGATGGTTTCCCAGTCGGGGTGCGCCTTGGTCAGGGCGTTGTAGAACTTTTCCGCTGCAAGTTCCTCGGCCGTCTCGGTGGCTGCAGCGGCCTTGCTGTCGGTGGTGCGGATGGCCGCTTCCAGCCGATCAAGCCGAGCGGTATGCGTGGCGATCGGGATGTGAGTGGCCTCGACAGCGACCCGGCGAATTAGGTCGATCAGCGCGTCGCCATACTCCTCACGGTCCTTGGCCGTAATGCGCCCCAACGCTGGCGGCTCGGCCGGCTGGCGCGGCGAGGATGCAAGCGTCTGAAGCTGCTGCTGGACTTGCGCCAGCTGCTGCTGAAGGGTCTGGGTGTCAGCGCCCTGCCGCGCGAACATCCCCTGCAGGGTGTCATAACGGTGCTTGAGCTCGGCGTACTCGCGCTCAAGCGCCGACGGGGTAGGGGTAGGAGCTGGCGCGGGGGCGGGGGCCGGTGCGGGAGCCGGGGCAGACTCATCCGCGGTGTCCGCGTTGGCGGCAGGTTCGGGGGACGCCGGGGCGGTGGGGGTAGCGGTCGCCAGCTGGAGCAGCTGATCTTCCGCCGCGGCAGCTTCTTCGCGGATACGTTGCGCAGTACGGCTCATTTCGTGATTTCCCTGAGTTTTTCAGCGATGGCTTCAGCCTCCTGCGCACGACCTTGGAGGATCGGTGTCAGGTTGGGCTGGTTGGAATACACGACCGCCCTTGCGTGGTCTTTGGCCCTAGCATCGAGCCAGTCCAGCAGGGAGGCGAACTCCGGTATGTTGCGGAGTCGCTGCAGGTCTTTCTGCAGCCGTGCGGTAGCGTCCTTCGTCTCTTTCACTTGCGACGAGACTTGGACGTTTTCTTGGCCGACTTGCGCACCTTCCCGCCTTCGGCCATCGCCGTGGGGGTCGGTCCGCTACGGAAGCCGGGCTGAGACTCGGCGGCCGGGCGCATGACCTGCTGGGGCGGCATGGTGCCCCGCTTCGCTGCGGCCTGCATTCGCCCGCGCTGTTCTGCAGGTGACATCGGCATGGGGTTCGGAAGGGGCGGGGGCGTCACGCCCATCGGCCGGTTGTTGAGCGGCGCAGCGGCCTTCGGTGCAGCCACGGGGTTAGCCGCGGTCGCCACTGGCTTAGGCATCGGGCGGGCGCCCTTGCTGGCCTGCACAGCGGCACGTATCCGCGGGAGAAATGGCTTCATGAACACGATCAGGTCACTCCGGGGTTGTTGGCTGCGGGGCCAGCCATGCCTTGGGTCGGGTTTCCGGCGCTCGGCCCGCCACCCTGCTGGTTCATCTGCCCCTGCTGATTCCCCATCGCCATCGCCGCTTGGTTCGCGGCCTCCAACGCCTTGGCGTCATTGGGTAGGGTCTGCGAGATGGGCAGGTTGAGGTCGCGAGCAATCTCCTTGAGGATCGTCTGACGCCCCTGCAGGCCGGTCAGCTGCATGTCGACTGGGTTGGTCGTGATCTGCAGGAACTCGAGGCGACGCATGCGCAGCGTCTCGCGCTGGACAAGCTCGACAGCGCCGCGCGCCTTCACCGACAGGTCGCCTTCGGTGACGATATCCGGGCGGGTGAGCGCGAGGTAGATGTTGAGGTCCTCGACTGCCTGCTCGATGACGTTCTGGTCCACCGACGCCACGGTCTGCTTGATCGTGCGGTTCGACGCCTCCATGAGCATCGAGAGGCCAGAGGCCGTCCGGCCTGCACCGCCGACGCCGGCGCTATTGCCCTGCATATACCGCGGCAGACTGGACATCTCATCGGCCATAAGCGCGAACCGCTCGTAGACGCCTAGGAGCTCTTGCGCGTTGCTGTTCGGCTGGAAGAACTTGACCGGCTCGACGGTGGAGCCAACGAGGCTGTCCGTCGTCCGAAACATCTTCCACGGGTACAGGCGCGTTGCGCTCTGGTCGTTCTCCGCCAGCTGATCCTCGTTGAACCAACCCATCGGGCCGGACGCGATCGCGAGGTTGTTGCTGAGGGCGCGCAGCGCCGCGTTGCAGACCGCTTGGATGTCCTCGATCAGGTCGGGGATGCCGTGGCCATAGGGCGATCCCGGAACGCGCTCAAAGCTGTCGGTGTAGAAAGGCTTGCGGCCGAGCGGGTGCGGGTTCTTTCGGACGCCGACGACATGGCCACCGACGCAGAACACGGTGCAGTTGAAGTACGCGCCCGGATCCGGCACGTCTTCACGGTTCATGCCCCAGTCGACAAGCAGCTGGCCCTTGATCGTGTCGTGCAGCTCGATCATGGGGTACGGGCGCGAACTCGAGCCGGACTGGTCGCCGAGCGGACGACTGTCGCGCTGCTCCATGTCAGCGCGTTCCTGCTCGGTGTAGTCGAACCACTCATGCATCCCGTCGGGGTTGAGTTCGAGCACCTCGTCGATCTTCGCCGCGTTGTAGTTCGGCAGGTCTCGCAAGGCGCGCAGATTCACCGGCGAGATCGGGTAGCGGTGGATGATGAAACCATCCTGCGCGTCCTGCGCCCACGGGGCGAAGAACACGTCGAATGGAGAACACCGCTCCCACTGCATGGTTGGCTGCTCGACGACCGTCGGGATGCCGTTTTCCCACCGCAGGACGTTCTGCATACGGACGTTCGGGCCCTTGAGGACGGCAAACGGGAAGCAGGCGACATCCCCAAGGAAGTCCCATAGCGCGCGGTAGAACCCGCCCTCCCAGAGGATGTCGTCGATAGCGGACTCGCGCTGCCGCAGTGCGTCGCGGGCCGTCTTCATCTGCGCATCCATGATCTGCTCGCGCAGGTCTTGGCGCCGCTTCGCTACCACCGCCTCGTCCGGCTGCATGCCGGCGGCCATCGCCTCGGCCTGCTCGGCGCGGAGGACCATCTCGATCGTCTCGTTGACCGTCTGACCCGGCAGGGTCGGGACGGGGCTCGGCTCCAACTGGTAGGGTCGATCGGTGCTGATGTAGATCTCGCGCAAAAGCGCGCTGGTCCCGCGCACCTTACCCGCCGTAATCCGGGCGTAGACCTTGGAACCACCGAACTCGTCGATATCCTTGAGGGTCTGACTGTCATACTCGCCGCGCATCGCGCGCAGGGCCTTCAGGAGTCGCTCGTCGACGCCGTTCGTCTGGCGGGTCGTCTTGGCCGCCTCGAAGCACCGACGCACGTATCCGGCGAGGCCCGGGAAGGGATCACTCGCCGGTACTTCGATCTGGATCGCCTGCGGGGAGTACCCCGGGACGACGGTTTCGGCGGGCTGGTTGGTCAGCGCCGCGCGAAGCAGGGGCACGACTTTCGGGTTCGGAACAGACACGAGCGCGTTCTCCGGCTATCTTGGGCACGTTACACCACAATTTGAGTATGGGGTAAACCGAATGACCGTGCCACTTCCGCCTCCGCCGCCCACCGCGATCGCCAAACCCAAGACCGTCGCCGACGTCGGAATCTCGGTCGAGTTCCTCCGGCACAAGGCGCCGCACCTCGCCCGCGATCTGGCGATGCAGCTGGCCCCGGAGGACCACCTCGCTGCCCAGTGGGGGCTAGAGAAACACCAGTGGGACGTCCTGAAAACTTCTCCGCACTTTACGGCGCTGGTGCGCCGCGCCACCGAGGAGCTCGCCTCCCCGGATGGGCTGGCCGAGAAGATCCGCCGCAAGGCTGCGCTGGCGATCGAGGACGGTCTGGTTGACGTGGTCGGCATCATGACCAGCCAAGCGATCAGTCCGAGCGTCCGCATGCAGGCGTTCGGGGAGCTCAAGGAGCTCGCTGGCCTGACCAAGAACGCCACCGCCCAAGGCGCAGCCGGCGTGTCCGGCCCGATCATCCAGATCAACTTCGGGGGCGGTGACACCGGCAAGACCATCACCGTCGGCACGGTGGACACGTCGGAGGAGGCCAAGTGAAGGTCTACAACGCATCCACCACAATCTCCCAGTTCGCCATGCTGGACTCCCGCATCCAGCTGCTGCTGGGCCCGATCGGCGGCGGCAAGACGACCGGTGTCCTGATGAAGACCCTCGCGCTGGCGCACGCGCAGGTCCCCAACGCCAACGGGGAGCGCAAGACGCGCTGGGGTGTGGCCCGAAACACCCGCCCCCAGCTGCGCGACTCGGTGCTCAAGACCGTGTTCGACTGGCTCCCACCGGACGGCAAGCGGATCATCTGGCGCGAGAGCGACATGGCCCTGCTGCTGAACTTCCCGCTGCCCGACGGGACGACGGTCAAGGCCGAGTACCTGTTCCGCCCCCTCGACACCGCCGAGGACGCCCAGCGCCTGCTGTCCGTGGAGTACACGGGGGTGTGGCTGTCCGAGTTCCGCGAGATCCCACTGCAGCTCCTGACCGACGCCCTGTCGCGAACTGGCCGCTACCCGAGCAAGACCGATGGCGGCGCCACGTGGCACGGCGTCCTCGGCGAGTCGAACATGCCGGTGCGCGGCAGCGAGTGGTTCGAGTTCATGGAGACGAAGCGCCCCTCGAACGTGGTCGTGCTCAAGCAGCCGAGCGCGCTGTCGCCGTTCGCCGAGAACCTCGACTACCTGCCCGACGACTACTACACCGCCCTGCTTGAAGGCGCGACGCAGCGATGGATTCAGGCGCATATCACCTGCGAGTACCCCGACTCGCTGGATGGCAAAGCCGTGTTCGCCCAGAGCTTCGAGTCCAGCCGCCACATCGCACCGAAGGCCATGCGCCCGATGCCCAGTACGATGGTCCTCATGGGCATCGACCAAGGGCGCAACCCAGCCGCGGTGTTCGGCCAGCTGGACACCAGCGGTCGCCTGCGCCTGCTCGGCGAGGTGTACGCGAGCGACTGCGGTATGGAGAAGTTTGCTACCGAGTACCTACGTCCGTATGTCGTCGCCCGGTTTGCCGGCCTGCCGATCCTCGCTGTTATCGATCCGGCTGGGTTCACAAAGAACGACGTCAACGACACTACGCCGGCGGATGTGCTGCGCCACAACGGCTTCAAGGTCGTCCCGGCTCCGACGAACCAGATCGACCGCCGTATCGAGGCGGTAGAGAAGTTCCTGCTCAAGCACGACGGCTTCCTTATCGACCCCGACCATTGCCCGAAGTCGGTCGATGGCTTTGCAAATAGCTATCGCTTCAAGCTCAAGACGAACGGAGAGCCGGAGGACCGGCCGGAAAAGCGCCATCCGATCAGCGACCTAATGGACGCAGCGCAGTACCTGTGCTTGCAGGCAGGCGGTGCACACTACGGCCGCATCGTGACCCGCGCCATGCGCCGGCACGAGGTGGGACATACGGGCGACCGGTCACGCCCGCCGCCGTCAGGGGGTTGGACTTGATCACGCCGCGGGCGTCGACGCACTCCAGAACTGGAGACGGAGCTTTCGGTTGAGCCCCACCTGTCGAAGCTCCGGCACGCCCTCGCGCAGTAGGTACTCGATCTCGTACCGGTCTCGCTGCGCCCGGAAGTACAAGTTACCTGCGCGGATGTACGCGAGGATGATGTCGCTGATGTTCGTCTGTGTGGGGCGATTGTCGTCCAGCGTGCAGCGTGGATCGCTTACACCCGCCGGTAGACTGCTGATGGTTTGCCCGCCTAGTGCGGAGTCGAACCACCGATACTTCGCAACTCCGTCTTCGATGAACGCCACGAACGGTCGCATGTTCTGGTCGAACGCCAGCGACGCCTCCGTAATTGTTCCAGCGACAGAGAACAGTAGCGTCTCGGCAACTGAATCCGCACGGACGAACACCTGATTCCCCGTCGCGCGGATGTACCACGTCTGCACCGAAAGTCCGCCGCTGGGGTCGTTCAGGGCGACGCCGCCGAGGTGCTTCGCCTCCAGACGATTGATCTGGGGGTCGGGCAGGATCAACTCTGCCCGGATTCGCTGCGCCGACAGTCGCTGCTCAGGGATCATGGTTAGATCGTCTTGCGCGCCCACGACTGGCGGAACGTCAGCGTGAGCGTCTGCGTGTCGAGTTTGGGGATGGCAGGACTGATGCCATACTGGAACTGACCATTGTTCGAGAACCCCCGGCCATAGCTGGCGAGGATGGCGGAAATCCCGCCAGAGAGGACGGCCGCCGAGGTGCCAGCGGAAACCGACGAGTCGCGGAAGTAGCTGCCCGGCGTGTAGGCGGAAAGCGTCGGGGTTGACCCGAACGACCCCAAGGTTCCGCCGGGCTGCGTAGTGATCGCCCCAATCGAGCCGTTGTAGGCCACGACGGCGTTGGGGGAAGCCTGTAGGCCGAAATGCGTACCCCCTGCCGGGCTCCCATTGCCTGTCATCGTCCAAAAAGATGCGGAAGTGACGTTCGCCGCTCGCGTCGTGAAGGTATAGTTCGTGCCACTGATGTTGACGACATTCGTCGCGTCGTCGGTCGGCGGGTAAAGGCGATGCTCGTAAGTGACGTCGAGCACTTCATCCGAAAGCACGGTGACGGTGGTCGGATTGCCCAGCGTGTCAAGAACAAGCGCGCGGGAGTAGAGCGTCGCGCCGGTCGTTCCCCAGCCGACTCCGACCTCGGAGAGATTGCCAGCCGCGGTTCCGGTGGCGAAGCGATAGAAGTTGCGGAGCCAGCCGTAATACGGCGCCGTTGGCTGTGCGCCCTGCGCCGGGGACGCCGCGGCGGTGCTGGTGCCAGCGATGCGCGAGACGAGCCCGGTGTCGTTGACGTTCGGCGCGGTCGTTCCGCTGCCGACTTGGCAGGACGGGAAAATGTTGTTGGAGAAATCACCACCGAGGCGATCGAGGCCCTGATTCGTAATGAGGTTCGGGAACCAGTCGGCGACGACGCGGCGCGACTTCTCGATCACGCGACCGTCGGCGTCGACTTTGAGAGCTTCCATCTTGTACCAGCCCTGCACGCCCCGCGTCGACGTAACGGGATCATTCGGCACGATGATGTTCTTGTTCGGAACGTGGATGATCATGTGAGGGTTCCTGCGGTGATCTGTGTGGTGGTATCGAGGCCCTCAGCGGCCATCGAGTTCTGAATCAGGATAGTGCGAATCTCGCCAGACACGATCGACGTAGTGGTGTCGAGCGCCTCCGGCAGGTAGTTGATGAAGGTATTGGACAGTCGGCCGCTGGCGACCGCAGCTGTCATGTCCAGACCCTCGACCGGGTAGCCAACAAACAGCTCCTTCAGCTGGCCTGCTGTGATGGTCGCCGTTACATCGAGACCCTCTGGCGGGATGACGTACGGCTCGAACACACGGCCCGCAGTGATCCCGGCCGACGTAACACTCAGCTCCTCAACGACCTCCAGCGCGTACGGCGGCGACGTGAACTCAAGACGATCCTCGAGCTTCGGTGAGATCGTCCAGTTTCCTGTCGCAGGCCCCGTCGTAACCGCCGTGGAAAACACCAGCAGGGGTGGTAGCTCACCCGAGTCCAGTGTGATGTTGTACGGCGGGCGCCCACCAGTGATCTGGTATGTGTAGCTGTAGTCGTCCCCCCAGAACCCATCCGGCGCGTCACCCGACAGCACGAGGTCATCGCGCTGAGAGGCCAGCAGTGGTGGGTAGCGGAGGAAGTGGCTCACTTGCGCTTATGCCCGCAGGACTTGCCCTTGCCTTTGACATAGCCGCCTTCGGCCAGACCCTGCTTCTCCATGTCGCGCATTCGCTCACGGTTGTTGCGGATGGCCTCAGCGCCTTCCTTCAGCAGGTCGCGGCGGGCAGGCTGCGCGGGCGTGGCGGGCGGAGCCGGCGTGCGGGCCGGGCGAGGGGCAGTTGCAGCGAGCCGGTCGGCCTTGGCCTTCGCCAGAGCGCGGTCGCCGACAGCGACGCGGGCGCGACCGTCCGAGACGGGCTGGCCGTTGAGGAACGCCGAGTCGCGTGCGAGCGCGGCGTCGCGGCCCACACGGACGGTATTCTTGGGACGAGTGCCCTTGGGCATGACGGTTCTCCGGTTGGAGCCGCCAGCCTACTCTGGGGTGTGCCCCGGCTCAAGCGCCCACTGCGTAACCCCGGGCCACGGCACCGAGATGGCCGGCCGCAGGGACAGCAAGCCGACGTCCTCACCCTCGTCGCACGGCTCGATACCGGCCAGCAGGGGTAGCGCGGCGTCGCGTCGGACGATGGCCCCGCGGAGGGGTGTGATATGCACGTTGTCGCCGCAACGGGTCCACGCGTGCACCAGTCGGGCGTCATGGGTGATGGCCTCCCGCAGGACGCGGTACAGCCCCGGCTGGATGCGATCAGTGGGGTGGAGCCAGCTGACCCACGGCTCGCGGGCCCGGGCGATGGCTTTGGCCCGGATAAGCCCCTGCCGGCCCGGGAGGGCCTTGTACACCCGGATGCGTACGGGCTCCGCCCGGAGCAAGCGCATGACGCCCTCCAGCGGCGGGTCCGAATCCGGGTTGTGGATAACGTGGACCTCGATCACTGGTCGACGAGCTTGTAGGCGCCGAGCTCCGCTCCGCGGCGGAGGGCCTGCTGGCACGCGCGATGGTGGACGGCACTGCAGCGGTCCAGCTGGGCCTTCAGCGGCACCGTGACTTGCGCCGGGTACGTGTCCCACACGCTCGGGTCATCCGGGTCCGCGGGGGTCCACTGCGGCACCTCGAGGTCGCATGCCTGCCAGCAGAGCGGGTCGACGTCCAGCGTCGGGGGCGGTAGCTCCGGCTTCGGTCGGCCGCACGAAGTGAACCCGACCAGCGGGAGGCAGGCAATCAGAATCAGGAGTCGAGTCATCACAGGCGTCCTTGGAACTTGTCCCATCGCATCTGGATCGCAAACTGCAGGAGGCCGATGTCCTCACTGCACACGGAGTGGCCGTCTGCGAGTTCCACCAGTGTGATCTCACCGGAGCGTCGGTCTTGCAGCACCATGACGCCGCGGTCAACCACAGTGTCGCCGGCCTCGATCTGGTCGGCCACGCGCCGCAGGTTCTCGACGACGGCCTGCGCAGGCGTCTGTGGGGTGACGAGGGCGAGGCTCACCACTTCTCCTTGTCGGCCCAGTACGCCGCCGACATCTTCCCCTTCTTGATGTTCGCCGCGTGCCGTGCCTTTCGGCATGTCACTCTCCTCGTTGGGGGTCAGGGGTCGCCCCGACCGATGGCGTTCCAAGCCTCCACCCTACCAGCG